TTGATGAATTTATTGAAGAAGAACTAGTTAAAATTCCATTTAACGTTTTTTCTAATACAATTTCTCTTTCTGTAAATGATTTTAAAAGTTTTGTTAAGCTGAGCCCAGCCGACAAGCGTAAAATTATTGATAAGATTTTTGGTTTAGACTTAGTTAATGATATGAATCAATTGGTTAAGGAAGATGCCAAAACAGTTAGAGGAAAACAGACGGCTAGCCAAACTGCTCTTACTAAAAATCAACATTTATTAGAACAGTCAGTACAACAGTTATCTAATTTACAAGAAGACTTAACTCAAGAAAAGGAAAATCGAATTATTCAATTAACTGATATCTTAACTAGAGCCAAAACTAAACAGGATGAGGTTAAGGTTTCGTATGCTGATCTTAAAACAAAATTAGACTCTGCTAAAAATGAATTAAAAACTGCTAGGGAATCTAAATCGTCTTGCACCTTTAATATTGCAGAAATCGATAAGAAACTAGCAATCTATGCAAAGAATAAATGCCCGCACTGTTTAAGTGATCTTACCGATACTGTACATGCAGGAATTAAACAGCAATTAGAGGAAAATCGATCGCGCTTTCAAGAAGATCTTTCCCCAATTGCAACTAAGATTGCTGAAATCGAATCTAGCTCTAGAGAACTTGAATCATCTCAAGAAAAATTTAGAAATGATCATGCTAAATTATCATCAGCAATAGATTCAGCAAAAAGAGAACTTGATTCGCTAACTCAATCTCAAGATTCAGAAAAACAGACACAATATCTTCAAAAAATTATTGATCAGTTAAATGAAGAAATTGAAACAACCAAAACTGAAATTGGAGATCTAGAAAAGGAACTATCAGTTAATCAGGAGCTTGAAGTAATTCTTTCTGATAATGGAATGAAACGAATCCTAATGAATCAAATTATTCCACTTCTTAATAAGAATATTTTAAGAACTTCTAAATTGCTTGAGTTTAAATTTGCATTTGAGTTTGATCTTGAATTTAATCCAATTATTACTCACCTTGGTATGCAGATTTCACCAGAATCTCTATCAGCTGGCGAACAAAAGAAAATGAATCTAATTGTTCTTTTATGTATATTGGAATTAATTAAAATGAAAAATAATAAAATTAATCTACTCTTCTTAGATGAGATCTTTTCTTCTCTAGATTCTGTAAGTATTTACAAAGTAGTTGATTTATTAAAAACATTTGCTAAAAAGCATAACATGACAGTATTTGTGATCTCCCATGATCCATTACCAGAAGAGTTTTTCGATATTAAGTTATTTGTCGAAAACAAAGACCATTTTTCTGATATAAGAGTAAATTAATATAGAACTATGCATACTTACAAAGGAACATCATTTGCGGAAGCTTATCAAAAGTCATTAATTGATTTAATGGATAACGGTGACTTGTGCGAAACACGAGGAACGACTAGTAGAGAATTATTAAATGTTTCTCTTGAAATAACTGACCCAAGCCAGTGCATGTATACAAATATGTCTAGATCTACCCAGACTAAATATATTGCAGCTGAATTTTTATGGTATTATGCTGGTCGTAATGATGTAGCATTTATTTCAAAATATGCAAAATTTTGGGAACAAATCCAAAATCCCAATGGAACTGCAAATTCTGCATATGGCAATCTAATCTTTAAACCTAAATCACTAGGCGGAATTACTCAATATGAATGGGCAATTGCGTCTTTGGCTAAAGATAAAGATAGCCGTCAAGCAATTTTACACTTTAATACACCAGAGCATCAATATAATGGAAATAAAGATTTTGTGTGTACAATGTATGGAATCTTTCATATTAGACATAATAAGCTAAATTTTAGTGTTTATATGAGATCTAATGATGCAATTTGGGGTACGCCAACTGATGTTGCATTTTTCTGTTCACTTCAAATGCAAGCACTTGCTCATCTTAGAGAATTTTATCCAGAATTGGAATTAGGTACATATACTCATCATGCAAATTCTTATCATATTTATGATAGGCATTATGATTTAGTTAGTCGTATGTTATTAGGAGAGTTTGTTCCAAGCAGACTTCCTTCAATTAAGACAAATCTGGTTTCTATGTCAGGCCATCCAACACAAGAGTTTTTGGATATTTTTGAATTTATCGAAGAGGGTCAAGATGATATTTTAATTTTACAAGAAAAAGATGATCTATTAACTTGGATTGTAAATCAATTTGAAGCATGATAACTAGATACGATATTGTATACATGAAAATGGCCTCAGAATGGGGACAGTTATCTAATGCTAGAAGAAAAAAGGTTGGAGCCCTTCTTGTAAAGAATAATACTATTATTGCCGATGGTTATAATGGAACTCCATCTGGTTTTGAAAATGAGTGTGAAAATCCAGTATTCGATGAAGAGGGTAATTTTTTAAATTATGAAACAAAATGGTATGTTTTGCATGCTGAATCAAATGCTTTAGCTAAAGTTGCAAAATCTACACAATCTTCTGAGGGTTCTACTCTATATGTTACAATGTCTCCTTGTAGAGAATGTAGTAAATTAATTCTACAAGCTGGAATTAAAAGAGTAGTTTATTCAGAATCATATAGAGACTCTGCCGGTCTCGATCTCTTAAAAAAGGCAGGGGTTGATGTAGTTCAGATCGTTCCAGATTCTGAATAAAAAAAGTTATCTATATTTTGACAGAAGATATTGCAACCAGAGAATTAACTATTGTTTTTGTAAGAGATTATAAAACGTTCGTTGAACACTTTTCTAAAAAATGTAAAAGTGACTATGTTCTTAATATTAATAAGATCATGAAAGAAAAATTTCAAACAGAAGTCTTTATTCCAAATAAAGTTCAAGCGTTCTTATTAAATTATGAAATTTCTAAATTAATTGATAAGGTAATAAAAATAAAAAATCAGAAATATTCTAGATTGATTTATTTAAATACTGAGCTTTCTCCAACTGGAATTCTAAATTCAATTAATTTCTTAAAAACTACATACAGTTGGGTTGATTTTGACTTTACTGTAATTGATCCAGATAAGGAATTTCAATCCGTTCTAAAAGACATAAAAAAAGGAGATCATTGATCTCCTTTGTAATTTAAATAGATTTTAATATTATTCTTCGTCTTCGTCAGTCGATTCTTCTTCGTCCTCTTCTGGCATTTCTGAAACTTTCTGAATAGCTGCTTTAAATATTTCAACGCACTCATCCTTTTCGATTTCCATCTTTTCGCAAGCAATTTCTAAAATTTCTTTTAGTTCATCGCTAAACTCTTCAATAAACATTTCAAGAGCTTCTTCGTCGATTTCTGGTTGATCTTCTACTTGTGCATCATCTAAATCATCAACTTCTTCTTCAAACATATAATTTTCAAATTGAGGAACATGACTTTCTTTTACAATAGTAACTCCCATTGCTGGAGGTGTATTTAAAGGTTCTTCGATTTTAATTTTGGCAGCACGACTTGGTACATCACTATGAAATGCTTTCCAATAACCATCATTATTATGGTTTTTACCGCCATTTTCAAAATTAGCGTCTCTTTTTGCGATATTAGTCCACTCTTTTAAAGATTTTCTTTTTGATTTATCGAATGGCTCAGTTTCATTAGGTCCACCGAATGCAGGAGCTTTCATGTCCATAAATCTTTTAAAGTCTTTAACGTCGTTACTTTTTAGGTTAAAAATATCCATTTGGCTTTGGTTTTAAATTTTTAGAATTGTCCATTTCTAGTTTCAGTGTAGCTATCAGCAACAAAGTTAAACTTAGCAGTGTAGATACCGTCTGAACTATAATCCAATTTCATTTCTTCAGTTAGGTTACTATCTCCATAAACAAATACTGGAGAAAATGTAAACTCTCTGTAGATATCACCAGCTCTATTGTGTACACCTACATAAATGTTGGCACCGTTTGGAGCATAGTCTTTTTTAAGACCTTGACGACCAGTCAATGGATCGTATACTAGGTTCGCCCAAGCTCTAAATTGGTTATAAACATACATTTCATTTGCATCATTTAAGTTAACTTCAAATGTTACTGTTAGTTTAGCACCAGTTTCTTTAGGAGCAGCTGCAGCAAAATATCTTTTAGTAAATCTATACTTTTGTTCTGCTAAAGTACCTGTACCTGCTTGTTCTGGCAATCCAGATAGATCTTTTACGTGTTCAACCAATAGCGGAGTAATTGCACCGTTGTTGATTGAGTTAGGAGGAGTAATAATTACCGTAAACTGGTTAAGGTATAACGGTTCAAATAGATTACGACCTACTGTTGAATTTTTAAAATGTGGTAAACCTGCCATTTATATTGGACCTTTTTGTTTATTTATTCATTGAATTATGCTTTATCTCGACGTTCGTCTTCCTCCCATTTGGTAAGAAGCTTTCTAAATTCAGCATCTTTTTGTTCTTGTGTCATGGTTTTAGCTCTATCGCTAAATTCCAATTCACTTATTCTGCGTCTTAATTCTCTAGCACTAACTTCATTATAAGTTTTAGCTGAGTGAGTTGCAGCAAGCGATTCATTACCGCTTATTTCTAGATCTAGTGTTGGAATAACTGCAACAATTAAATTACCTGGATATTTAGGATCGTCAATTTGAAAATCTTCCAATTTCATATCAAAGCTTGCTCCAAATAATTTAGTTAAACCAGTTGATGCTGGAGTAACTGTTATTGTGAATTTATCAGCATTTGATAATTTATCATCACCAAGGTCCTTTAACATATTATTAGACATTAAGTATCTAAACTTAATATTCTTTTCGCCAGAACCTTCTTCAATCATTCTGAGTTTATCAGTTTTAATTGTTACATAATAGTTACAACAATCCTCTTCCGGCTTTTCTTCAATTGTACACTCCTTTTCAACCTCTTCTAAGGTTTTATAAGGACCTGAAGCAAGTTTAACCTTTCCTTTTTCTTCAATTTCAGTTCCTATTAGGGAATCTGCGGTCGGTGCAGCTTTTCCAGCTTCAAACTCAATTGTGTGAATTACTTTAGAATCGTCTTCCATTGTTAAACAGTAGAAAGCAGATTCATTTGGAGCAGGTAGGAGTTTTTGCTCTTCTGGTTCAGGATCCTTTGCATATTGGCTTGCATCGTATGGAATTGTTGCAGGTAAACCTGGTTTTTGAGTAACTGCCGGTAGTCCAGGCTTTTGTGTTACTGCAGGTAATCCTGGCTTTTGTGTGGTTGCAAGTTCTCTACTTCCTTGAACTGCAGGCAAATTTGATCCACCTGCTGGAAGTTCCAATGCTTCATTTTTAGTAGAATCTGTACTCTTCTTTGAATTAACATGACCACAAATTACTTTGTGGATTTCAAGAAGAAGCTCTCTAATTTTATCAGCACCAGTATATTTGACATAGGTTGAATTACCATATGCATCTACGAAATCTAGATCAGGGTACACATTAAAGTTATGCAAAACGGTTTTTTGTTCGTTTTGATTCCATTTTGGCTCGCAGTCTTTAACTTGCCATTTAATCTCGTGACTTTGGAAAATTTCGCAAATAACGCTCATTTAATTATGCTTGTGGTTTTTCTCCTCTAAAGGCTTTACCTTTATTGGAATCTTTTCTTTCTGGATCAACTGGTTTATAGTTTGCCCAAATTTCATTGTATATTCTACAGCTTGCACCCATGAAATTAATAATTCCAACGAATTTCTTACGATCATCTCCAGTCATTCTAGAAACTTTCTTTCCAATACGACGTGCATCATCAAGATCTAGTTCTTCTTCATCATCTTTACCTACTAATTCTTTAAGAGAATTTCTAGATTTTTCATTGATTGCAACAAAAGACTCGAATGTCATTGATTCGCCAGCATATTCTGATTCATGATCAGATGCATATGACTCAAAGCGATCAAGCTCATCCCCAGTCATTAGACCGATAGAATACGATACAAATCTTTCATAAAGATCTGCTCTTTCTTGCATTGGCACGCCAACTTCGTCCATGTACTGAACAATGCTGCGAGGTATACTTAATGTAATCCTCATCGAGTTTTTAATTATTTTTGTTTCTTAGCCATCTGAGCGTCAACTGACTTAGAGATAGCCTTTCCTTTGATAACTAAGTTACCGAATGCAGGATCAACTGACTTAGTGATAGCTTTACCTTTAGGGGTTGCTTCAGCAAAGTTAGAATTAACTGACTTAGAGATTTTAGAACCTTTAGCAGCCTTAAGATCAGTCATTTTTGCATCAACTGATTTTTTAATGCTAGAACCTTTAGGCATATCTAATTTAGCCATTTTAGGATCAACGCTTTTTCCTAATCTAGCACCTGCTGCAGGCATAACTGCTAAGTTTTGGTTAACTTTTTCGTTTAGGAATTCTGTGTAAGACAATACTGGGTTTGCCATTTTATTGTTTCGTTTTTTTAATTACTCGATCTTCCCTGATCACTCCTGGTCTCTTCAATCTTGCAATATGAGTATTCATATTAAAAAGAAATTAAGGCCGACAGAGGTCTCAGAGTAAATACTTTTTATAATTACCTAATTAGACAATTATTTTAGTTATTTATCTGACCTCTTAAAATAAGAAAGCCCTCCGAAGAGGGCTTTACTTTTATTATTAAGTCAATTAAGATTAAC